GCCATGATTTTTGGGGTGGTTATGCTGGCAGAAAGCAGAAACTTCGCAGAGTTTGTGGCAATGAAAGCCAGTGCATTCATGAAAGACAGAGGCATGACTTCCGGGGTTATTAACGGTAATGAATTTAATCAACAGGGGTAATTCCATGAGCAAAGTACGCGTTATTTTTGAATTTAATCATGTTTCGCATGACGAAAAGTTGGCAGGCAATGACTGTGTTGAAGTGCATGAAAAGATTGGAGTGGATGTGAAAACAGAACGTGATACGGATAACAGGCCGACGTCACTCTGTGACGTTTATGCAAGTATTCTCCAGTATCACAGTCCTGCAATTATTCAGTTTCTCTCAGCGGAATTTCAGGCATCTGCACAGTCTTTTGGAGCGGATGCCATCATTAAACGCCACCGCGTGCATAAAGCATCAGGCACACTGCAATAAGGAAAAACAAAATGGCTAAACGCGTTACAAAATTAAAGGCCGCAGCCGAGGCGGCACCGCAGACCCGGGAAGAAGTCAGCCGTGATATCCGCACCCTGGGAGATATTCAGCGAGAGGCGCTGCGCCTGGAAACGGCGATGAATGACGAAGTGGCAGAAATCACCGCCCGTTATACGCCGCAGATTGAAAATCTTAAAAAGCAAATCAAAGTGCTTTTTAAAGGGATTCAGGACTGGTGCAAAACCAACCGTGATGAGCTGACGAACGGCGGCAAAACCAAAACAGCCAATCTGACCACCGGAACGGTGTCATGGCGGCTGGGAACGCCATCATGCAGCGTCAGCCGTGATGTGGAAGGTGTGATTGAAATGCTGCGCCGTATGGGGCTTGAGCGTTTCATCCGCACGAAAGAGGAAGTGAACAAGGAAGCCGTCCTGGCGGAGCCGGATGCTGTGAAAGGCATTGCCGGTATCAAGGTGAATAAAGGCGCTGAAAGTTTTTATGTCGAGCCTTTTGAACAGGACGCCGGACTGAATAAATAACACCGCATTAATCAATTAAATATCACTTCATTTTAATTATGGCGCTCGCGTCAGGGGACTGCTTGCGCCTGAAAACAGAAAATAAGGGTTAAGAAATATGAAATACGTTTATATCGTCATTAATAATGTGGTGGGGAAATAAATCATGATTGATGCAAAAGTGCTTGAAGGGGTTAAAAACTGGCTGCGTATTTATGGCCGCCTGACCTGCGGTGTACTGGCTGAAAAAATGAATATGCCGCCATCCTCCATGGTTTATTTTCTGCGTGATGCGGTTGATGCAGGCGTGCTGACGGAATGTAACGGTTTTTATGATATTCCGCGCCCCCGCCCGGTGCAGCCGGTTCGTCGCAAATGCAGCCAGGAATCTGCGGCTGATGATGTTCAGTGGTGCAGCTTCAGAAAATCCCTGCCATGGATTGAGGGGCATGATATTCCGTCGATGGCGTGGGAATTTGCTCAGGGCGTTCTGACCTGTGAAACCGTTTATGTGGTGGCTGAAGTTGATGAGCAGGCCATGAAAGAAGGCGTGCCCCAGTTTGTGATGGCGTATATCGACATACGCCTGGGCGTCATTATCTGCGGTTTAAGCGGCTGGAATATCACTGAACATGTTCTGCGCTACCTGATTGTTGACCGGACAGCAGCGCCTGCCGGGATATCTGCGGAGGTGGCGTAATGTTCTTTAAAACATCAAACCCTTCCGCGCTGGCTGCGTGGCAAAAATACCAGCAGGACTGCCAGAAAGTTAAGGATGAGGCAAAACGCCTTGAGGCCGTGCTGAATGTTGCGTGCCGGTCGGTATTTGTATCCGGTATCAGTGGATTTTGCTTTAAGGGACTGCGTTTTACGGAGGACAAATATCCTTTTCATCGCGACTTATGGCGAAAACCGACTGCGTCGAATGGCTGGAGCTGCACACCGCGCACATCACGTATCCCTAAAACCCTGCGTGTTGCCTCTGATGAACTGAACAGTCTGTGGCGTGAATATTCGCCCGTCACGTATGCCAGAACCGATGCGCTGTTGTTCTGGCTGGGTATTGATTTCTCGGCAATCCTGTTTGGCCCTGTGAAGTGGTTCTGCGTTGACGATGTGATTTACCTTCAGTGCGGCGTAAAACCCGCAAAACAGAAAATGACCGAAATACTGTCTGATGAGTTTTATGCTGCTGAAAAGCGAGTCAGGGGGTGATGTATGATGATTTTACAACCCATGGGGCGAAAAGGTCGCGCCCCCGCTCATGTCCGTCCGTGGACACCTGAAGAAGATGCGCTGCTGATTGCGCTTTATTCATCCCCCCCGGTTAAGGATATTGCTGCCAGAATAAAAAGAACTGTCTGGGCTGTATATAACCGGACTGGTGTATTGCGCAGTTCATACCCGGAGTTACTGAAATATAAACACCCAAGATTTACACCTGATGAAGATAAGTTTATTCGAAAAAATGCCAGAACAATGACCTGCCAGCAAATGGGAGAATATCTCGGACGTAATAAAGATTCTGTCAGATGTCGGGCAGGAATGATTGGTGCTGGATTAACAAAGTGCGGAGAGTTACGCCCCGGCACGCGCATATCTGATGATGATGTACGTCTTATACGTGCGCTGCGTGATTCCGATTACCCACGCCGTCTGTCATTCCGGGAAATTGGCGAAAAGTTTGGAATATCTGAACATTCTGCTCACGCAGTTTATTACCGTCGCCGGACTGCCGAGGACGCTGTATTACGGGAGTTAACGCCATGATAACGACCTTATTTGTTGAATCAGATGAACCTCTTGTGTGTGCCGCCGGAATGCCGCTCTGTGGCGGAACGCTGACCGGTGTTTATTTAGGGGATTTACGCGGTTATCCCTGGCATTCACTGAATGATGCTTTCCCACCTGATATGGAGGCTGTCGTGCTGATTGTTCAGTATGGTCACCGTCAGGAGCTGCGCATCGGCCATATGGGGTATGAAGGCTTTTTTGTTGATGAAGAAACCGGAGCCTGCCTTGAAGATGAAGACGGACAGGTGACGCACTGGTGTCATATTTCGGCTTTACCGGAATTACGGGAGGTGAATGCGTGAGAAGTTATATTGATAATGAAAAGCTGGAGACAATAAGCGACTGTCTTAGCTTGCTGGCAAAAATCAAAGAAACTATTGAAGAGATTAAATTTCAGCTTGAATACGCACCATGTGGCGATGATGCATGGCGTAATGCTGCCAGAAAAGCACTGGCTGTCTTTCAGAAACAACGCCGGGCTGTTGAATACCGCCTTGCTGTATTGCGCCAGGAGGAAAAGGAAAGAAATATAAGACGTCATGAACGCGTTAATGACTTCCTTGTTCGTGAATTAAAAGGGCGCGTGCCGGAGTCGGTATTTTTTGAATGTGAGGCTATAGCCCGTAGCAAAGCACTGGAAACAGATTAAGCAGGCAGGTGAATAATGAGTATTGAATTAAGATCGTCTTATGAATATCGCAAAATCCTTATCGCCGGAGGCATGAAACCGGAAGATGCAGAGAAATTCGTTTCTTTTATGGATAAAGAATGTGACAAGCGGGATATGCCAGAAATTATTATGGATGACATGATTCTGGATTCAGCCGTGGCGTTAAGTCCGTTATGGATTGTGCATACTCTTGCGGAAATAGCTAAAAGAAGTGACAAGCAGGCTGCTGTCGCCGCCCTGCGATTACTGGCTGAATTAAGTTGTTCAGTCAATCCCAATACGTTCTTTGACGAACCTGGTTAACATTGATTTGGTAACTTCTTTAATTAGATCAAATGGTGCGTCTGTAAACTCCTTTTTGATTCTTTCAAGGATTGGTTTTTTTCTCAGGGCGTTAGCTAAATCATGCCCCTGCTGGGTAAGCATAATGGGCGTGTTTCTGAAACCAACGCCCAGAGAATGGAAAAAGAAACCAATATATTTGGGTGTTTCTGACTGCATATCACCATTAACAATTGAGCCATTATCAGCGAGAAGCATAAGATGAAAAACTTTTTTATCCTTTTCCTCTCCTTCTGCCTCAGCCATGCCCAGATCCTGTAGTGTAAGGAAAGGTGTTTCAGCATCCTGAAAAGTTGTGAGAATACTTAATACTTCATCGTAATCTATTTTCATATCGATACCTTTAGTTTTATCCGGGCGGCGTTGCCATGCCGCCTGTTGTTACGGAGACACGATAATGAATCGCGCTTCCCTGATTACCTTAATACATGTCGCAAAACGCGATCTACAGCTTGACCATGATACCTATACATCCGCGCTGCTGGCAGCCACCGGCAAATCCAGTTGCCGTGATATGTCACCCGGTGAGTTATCCCGCGTGCTGGATGTTTTCAAAAAACGCGGTTTTAAAGTGCGTCAGAAGCCGGTTAACCGGGCCTTAAAACCGGGTACGGTGACCGCCAAAATTCGCGCCATCTGGAAAGTGATGCACCGGCAGGGATTTATCTCTGATGGCGGGGAAACGGCCCTTAACCGCTGGGTGAAATCGCAGACGGCCGCGCAGAACGACGGCGAAGGTGTGGCTAACTGGCAGTGGCTGGAGCAACAACCCGCGCTGGCCTCTGATGTGCTGGAGCGTCTCAAACGCTGGCACCGCCGCAAAATGCTGGCAGCCCTGGATATGTCGGAACGTGCAGTGATGAGTTATGAGCGTGTTTGCAGGCTGTATGAAAAATCATTCCCCCGTTAACCCCAAATCCCGCCACAGCGCGGGATTTTTATTTTAAACTTGCCCTGTGTAATGATGACCGGAGGCGGGTATGGCTGAAACACAGATGAGCATGTTTGGTGACAGCGAACAGCTGCACGCGCTGATTGACCGTCTGGATGATATTCCTGATGATGAGCTGAAAAAGAACTGGCCCGGCACGCTGCGGGACCTGGTTGATGTGATCAGTGCTGAACTGCACCGTCAGGGGATTGAACCTGCTCAGGCGGGAATGCTTGCCCGTAAGGTTGCAGCCGCACAGGCCGGGTACATGGGCGGGCGTGGTTATTATCTCCCGGTCGGTGAATCCCTTTTCACCGAACTGCGCAATAATGAAATTTTTTCCCGCTGGAGCCAGGGCGAAAAAATTGAAACCCTGCGCCGCCACTACCAGATGTCAGAGACGCAGATTTACTCCGTTATCCGCAACCAGCGTCGCCTGCATCAGGAACGCACGCAGCCACGGCTTTTCTGATATTCCGCAAATCCTGCCCACCTTTTCCCACGGTTACGCTGACTCAGAGAACACCATGAGACAGCGTAACAATGCCAAAACTCCCCGCACCCCTGCGTAAAAAGCTGATTGCCCTTGTTCTGGCCGGAGCCGGGACGTTCACCATTGCCACGCACTACACCGGCTACTGGGAAGGGAAAGAAAACACCACGTACATTGATCCCACCGGCACCCCCACCATCTGTTACGGCCATACCGGCCCGGATGTGAAACCGGGGATGACAAAAACTGATGAAGAGTGTCTGGAGCTGCTGGAAAAGGACATGAAATGGGCCTTTGCGGCTATCGATCGTCATGTTCAGGTGCCGCTTACCCGTGGTCAGACGGTGGCGCTGGCCTCCTGGATTTTCTGGGCCGGTGAAACGAACTTTCGCAACTCCACGCTCCTGCGCCTTATCAATGCCGGGCAGATGCCCGCGTCCTGTAAGCAGTATATCCGCTGGATTTATTCAAAGGGGGTAAAACTCCCCGGTCTTGAGGCCCGCCGTTCGGCGGATGAATGGTTATGTCGTTACGATTTGCCGAAAGTCTGAACCGCTTCTGGCGACCGCTCATGATTGCGCTGCTGTGTGCCGTTGTGCTGCTGCGGGGTGTGCTGTGTCTGCGGTGAACAATCCCTTACCGGCCCTGATTGCCGGAGGCTGTATGGCGGCGCTGGGGGTGATGAGCGTGCTGGCTGCCGTGGTATGGGGAATGCACCAGAAGACGCAGCGCCTTGAGGACAATAATCATGTGCTTGTGCGTGAACGGGACGAAGCCCGTCTGGTGCTGGCAAACCAGCAACGCACCCTGCAACTCATTTCACAAATCAGCAAGGCGGCCACGAATGAAAAACAGCAGAACATGCAGCACAGCGAGGAACAGCAGAGCATTGTCCGCCGGTCACTGGCAACGGTGCCTGCTGCCGCTGTGCCTGTGCCTGATGATGTGGCTGACCGGGTGCGGCGGGCCGTCTGTGAAATTCGTCCCTGTGCCGCCGGTGCCGATCCCCGCTGAATGGCTGGCTGACTGCCTGGTCCCTCCCGCGCCGCAGCCGTTCACGTTTGGTGCATCGGTCACTTACAACCTGCAACTGCTGGCGGTGATTAAAAACTGCAACGTGGACAAGGCCAGCATCCGCCGTCTGGAGACACAGCGACAGCATGAATTTACTGATATGGCCGGAACGACTGCTGTTCCGGCAGGAAAGACGAAGTAAGGAAAAAGGTATGGATGATTCAGATTGTGCTCAGGCAGTCATGGAGCGTGCAACAGAACGCGCCCTTTGTGACCGGCTGACACGTAAGCGCCGGGTGGCGGAGACACCGGGCAGGCGTGTATGCGCGGACTGCGGGGGTGACATTCCGGCTGCCCGTCTGGTTGCCGTGCCGGATGCCATCCGTTGTGTGAACTGCCAGAACATCATGGAGGCCGGTCATGTGGGTCAGCATCGTTAAAGATTATGTCGTGCCGATCCTGTCGGCAACGGCCACAGCCGGGGGGATCTTCATGGCGCTGATGCGCAAAACCTTTGTCCCCCGCGAGGCCTTTGAAAAACTCTCCGACCGGGTTGAGCGGGTGGAGAGCCGGATTTCCGGCCTGCCCACGCAGCAGGAGGTGAACAGACTCAATATCGAAATCACCACCCTGCGCGGTGAGCTTAAGGCCACCAATGCCACCCTGAAATCCGTCTCCCATCAGAACGAACTGCTGCTGGAGCAGGCTGTAAGGAAAAAACACAATGAGTGATTTCATTACTGAAGATCAGCGTCTTGTCATTCTGCGGTCGCTGGCGGATTACAACGGCGAACTGGGCGAATCCGTGCTTCAGGACTGCCTGGATGATTACGGCCACCGCGTGTCCCGCGACACCGTTCACACCCACATTGCCTGGCTTGCTGAGCAGGGACTGGTGCGTAAGCGCACGCTTGTTAACGGTTATTTCATCGCTGAACTGACCGGCCGGGGTCAGGATGTGGCGGAAGGCCGCGCCACCGTTCCGGGTGTGAAGAAACCACGCGCAAGGGGGTAACGATGGATAAGCCGACGCGTGGCCGTGTACGCAAGGTGGATTTGCTCCCCGACAGCATCCGTAAGCCGCTGCTGGAAATGCTGCGTGAAAAACGTCTGACGCAGGTCCAGATCCGCGAGGAAATCAACCGTCTGATCCGTGAAGCAGGTCTGCCGGAAGAGCAGCAGCTCTCACCGGCGGCCATCAGCCGGGAAGCCTCCCGTAATGAGCTGATTGCCCGTAATCTGCGTGATTTACGCGAGCAGACAAAAGCCATGATGGCCGAACTGGGGGATAAGCCGACCGGTGAAACCACGGCACTGATTCTGGAGATGTCCCGTGCCCTGATGTACCGCCGTCTGCGTGCCGCCACCGAATCCCTGAACAGCGACAGCGATGTGGATATGCGCCTTATTAAGGACATCCTCCTGTCGGCACAGCGTGCAGAAAGTGCCGCCGAGCGCAGCATTAAGCGTGAAAAAGAAATCCGGGCCGCATTTGCTGAAGAGATGGCGAATGCGGTCACCGATGAGTTGCGCGGCGTGGATGGCATGAGCGAGCAGATCGAATTCCGTATCAGGCAGATGCTGCTGGGTAAGGCGTAGGAGGTGAATCATGGCAACAGATAACCGCTCACTGATGAGCAGTGCCCATCAGAAAGCATTCAGTCTTGCAACACAGTTACCTCCTGAAACCATAAAGGTATGTCGTGAGTTGACTGAACTCAGCATTGCCGGGGAAATATCCCTGGAACAACTGCATTCGCTGCTGGCAGAGGCTGCCACTGATGAGTTGAGCGGCGTGGACGTGATGACTGAAGAGCTTGAGTCCCGAATCAAAAGCATTCTGACAGGTAAAGCATGATGAACAAAGCCAGAGAAACGTCGCCTTCACTGATGCAAATGACGCCTCCCCGCAAAATTGATCTGTCAGGTGAAAAAGCCCTGCTGGGCGTGGATGTGCCGGACAGCCTTGATTTGCCCGGTGATATGCCGGTGTTTCTGGATTATCAGGCCCGCTGGTTTGCAGATGAAAGTCAGGTCTGCATCGCGGAGAAATCCCGCCGCACCGGTCTTACCTGGGCGGAAGCCGGGCGTAACGTCATTACTGCTGCAAAACCGAAGCGTCGTGGTGGCCGCAATGTGTTTTATGTGGGATCAAAGCAGGAGATGGCGCTGGAATATATTTCTGCCTGCACGCTGTTCTCCCGTGCCTTTAACCAGCTGGCAGATGCTGATGTGTATGAGCAGACATTCTGGGATCGGGATAAAAAAGAAGAAATTTTGACCTACATGATCCGCTTTCCGAACAGTGGATTCAAAATTCAGGCATTGTCTTCCCGTCCGTCAAACCTGCGCGGCCTTCAGGGGGATGTGGTGATTGATGAAGCCGCGTTCCACGAGTCACTGGATGAGCTTCTCAAGGCGGCAATGGCGCTCACTATGTGGGGCGCGCGCGTGCGTATTATCTCCACGCATAACGGCGTCGATAATCTGTTTAATCAGTACATTCAGGAAGCCCGCGAGGGGCGCAAGGATTACAGCGTCCACCGCATAACCCTGGATGATGCCATTGCGGACGGGCTGTACCGTCGTATCTGTTACGTCACCGATCAGGAATGGTCACCGGAAAGCGAGCAGAAATGGCGTGATGATCTCTACAAAAACGCCCCGACCCGTGAGGATGCCGACGAGGAATACGGCTGTATCCCGAAAAAATCCGGCGGTGCCTATATCCCCCACGCGCTTATTGAAATGGCGATGATCCGCGACATCCCGATTCTGACGTTTGAAGCCCCGGACAACTTCATCAGCCGTGCCGCATGGCTGCGTGAATCGGAAGTTTTAACCTGGTGTGAAGAACATTTAAAACCGCTTTTAGAGAAATTAAATCCCCGTTCCCGCTTCAGCTTCGGGGAAGACTTTGCCCGCACCGGTGACCTGTCCTGCTTTGTGCTGCTGGAAATCACCGAATCCCTGGCAAAGCGCGAGGTGTTTCGCGTGGAGCTGCGCAACCTGCCGTATGCCCAGCAGGAACAGGTGATGATGTACATCCTGACCCGCGTTCCGGCGCTGGTCGGTGCGGCGTTCGACGCCACCGGTAACGGCGGCTATCTGGCAGAGGCCGCACTGCTGGCCTTTGGCCCGGACATCATCGACTGCGTGATGTTGTCGCCGAAGTGGTACGGCGAGTGGATGCCAAAACTGAAAGCCGAGTTTGAAGATCAGAATATCCTCGTCGCCCGCCATCAGACCACGCTTGATGATTTGCGCCATGTGAAGGTAGTGAATGGTATCCCGCAAATCGACAAGGGGCGCACGAAGGACCAGAACGCAACGGCTGCGAACGCCCGCCGCCATGGTGATTTTGCCGTGGCACTCTGTATGGCAAACCGGGCGTCATACATGGAGGGTTTCATCCTGGATGAATCAGCCTGTCAGGCGCTGCCGGAGCGGTCGCGGGCAATGGAGGGCGGTTATCGTGATGACGATGAGGCATATCATGAATTTGATCGGGGGTGCTGGTAGTGGGACGCATAATTGATCTTGACGGAAAACCTTTCTCCTTTGACCCGGAGATGCAAAGTACCGCGCTGGATATTCCGCAGATTGCCAGCCGTTATGTTGAGCATCCCGCCTCGGGTATCACCCCGAACCGGGCGGCGCAGTGCCTTCGCGGGGCTGAACGTGGCGATCTGATTGCCCAGTCCGATCTGGCCGCTGATATTGAAGAAAAGGACACCCACCTTTTTGCGGAGCTGGGCAAGCGACGTCTTGCCATTCAGGGGGTGCCATGGAGTATTGAGCCGCCACCGAACGCCAGCGCGAATGAGAAAAAGGACGCGGAAATGCTCGACGAATATCTGCATTCCGCCGACTGGTTTGATGCCATGCTGTTTGACGCCACCGATGCCATCCTGAAGGGCTATTCCTGCATGGAGATTGAGCACGGGATGCTCGGTAAGATGCACATCATCCGCGCCATCCGATGGCGTGACAGCGGGCATTTCTGCCTTAACCCGGATGATTTGAGCGAACTGCGGCTGCGTGACGGCAGCCATGCCGGGGTGGCGTTTCAGCCCTTTGGCTGGATAGTGCATCAGTCGCGTTCACGCACCGGTTACGGTGGTGCGACGGGGCTTGTCAGAACGCTTATCTGGCCGTTCATTTTCAAAAACTATTCCGTGCGCGATCTGGCGGAATTTCTGGAGGTGTACGGTCTGCCAATGAAGGTCGGGAAATACCCGTCCGGGGCAACACCGGAGCAGAAAAGTGCCCTGATGCGGGCGGTGATGGATATCGGGCGACGTACAGGCGGGATCATCCCGGCCGGGATGTCGCTGGAGTTTCAGGCGGCAGCGAACGGTCAGGCCGATCCGTTTGAAACCATGATTTCGTGGGGTGAGCGTTCCATCTCCAAAGCAATACTCGGCGGCACGCTGACCACAGAAGCCGGAGACAAAGGCGCGCGCTCGCTGGGTGAGGTGCATAACGAGGTGCGCCGGGAAATCAGGGATTCTGATTTACGCCAGCTGGCTGCAACCCTGAACCGCGATCTGGTGTATCCGCTGTATGCCCTGAACACCGCCCACGCCATTGATATCCGTCGCCTGCCGCGTATCTGTTTCCAGACCAAAGAACCGGGGGATATCACCAAAATAGCCAGTGCGGTGATGCAACTCAGTGCGGGGATGGATATTCCTGATCCCTGGGTACGGGATCAGACCGGTATTCCACAGCCCACGCCCGGTGAAGCCATATTCCGTGTCCGTCAGAGCAGTAATGAACCGGCCATGCCTGACAGGGAAACGCTACCGGAAAAACAGGAAAAGACAGAACAGACGGCGCTTTCAGCCCGACTGCCGGAAGCGAAAAACACGCCGCGTGATGAACTGGACGACATGGGGGACGCGGTGCCTGCCCGCCGCTTACAGGAGGCCATCGATCCGGTGCTGGAGCCGGTCATTGATGTCATCAGAACGCGGGGGCTGGCGGAGGCACTGGCAGACCTGCCTGCCCTTTACCGTGAAATGGATGATTCCCGCCTGATGACGCTGCTCAGTGATGCCATGTTTGCTGCGGAAATGAAGGGGATGCTGGATGACACAGGGGATTGATTTAGGTTATGCCGCCACGCTTCCCTCAAAAGAGACGGTGGCATACTTCCGCGCCAAAGGGGCGCATATCAGCTGGAACTGGTTCGAAACAGACGCGGATGTTCATGCCCGCTCATTCACGGCAGCAAAAACGGCACGGCTGGATGTGGTAACCACATTACAGGCCGAAGTGCAGCGGGCCATTGATGAGGGGATTTCACAGAAAGAATTTATCCGCACACTGACGCCACGCCTGCAAAAGCTGGGATGGTGGGGAAAGCAGATTGTGGTGGACAGCGACGGTAACGCGGAAGAAGTGCAACTGGGCAGTCCCCGTCGTCTGGCGCTGATTTACAACGTGAACACCCGTGTGGCTTACAATGCCGGGCGTTACACGCAGATGATGAACAACACGGACACGCATCCGTTCTGGCAGTATGTGGCGGTCATGGACAGCCGTACCCGCCCGTCGCATTCCGCCCTTAACGGTCTGGTATTCCGCTATGACGATCCGTTCTGGAAAACACACTACCCACCTAATGGCTGGAACTGCCGCTGCCGTGTGCGGCCATTGTCTCAGGCTCGTCTGGATGCAATGGGGTTATCCGTTTCATCCGGTGAGGATCATCTCTCCACCCGCAATGTTGAGGCTGGCGTGGATAAACAGACCGGAGAAGTCAGAGAAATGCCGGTGACCACATATTCAGATGGCACCAGAACCATGACACCGGATGTGGGCTGGTCATATAACCCCGGCTCGGCAGCGTTCGGCACAGACCAGGCGCTGATCCGCAAACTGATCGAGGTGAAAAGCCCGGCGTTACGGGAAATGGTGGTTCAGGAGATGAACAACAGCCCGGAGCGGCAGCTGGCGTTCCGCATCTGGGCAAAAAACATCATGCAGACCCGGCGAGGTGGTAACGATATCCGCACGCTGGGCTTTATGACTGAAAGCATTGCGCAGGCAGTGGAAAGCCGGACGGGAACGCCACCGGCCCGCCTGCTGGCGATGAGCGGTAAAAATGTGCTCCATGCGGACAGTGTGAAACATCAGAATGACGGCATCGCTCTGACGCCGGAGGACTTCGGGCGCTTACCGGCAATGCTGGCAAGGCCAAAAGCGGTACTGTGGGACAAACGGCACAACAATCTGATGTATATCGTGGAAAATCAGGATGGCAGTGTGCAGATTGCCATTAATGCACCGTACAGTCTGAAACGTCAGCCCGACAAACTGGATGTGATTGTGAATGCTTACCGGGTTATCAATATGGATAAGCTGAAATCGGATATCCGGGGCGGAATGCTTGAGGTGCTGGAAGGACAAATTGATTAACGGTCAGTGGCGGGGGGCGAACCCGCATACATGATCCACCCGGAGGCAGGCACCGACTTTACCAGTTAAGCGTACACTGACCGCCTGTTTATTTTATATTCATCCTTTATGCGGAGGCAATATGTCATCCATTGATGCCGCTGTCGTTGTTGACGTTACGCGTCTCCAGCGGGTGTTTGCCCGGCTTCAGTTTGTGGGCGGCGGAAAAGACCTGGCCCGCAGTGTGGCGGAGAGTCTTCTGTCATCGTCAGAAATGGCGTTTGAACAGGAAAAAGAGCCGGACGGCGAACGCTGGCATGACTGGTCAGATCCTTACCGCAAGTGGCGTACCCGTAAGGGATACACGCCCGGCAAAATCCTGACACTGAACGGCGATCTGGCCCGCCGCCTGACCACGGATTATGGCGATACCTGGGCGCTGATTGGATCAAATGAACCTTATGCGGCCATTCATCAGTGGGGTGGCCTGCCTGGTATGCCACCGGGACCGGCGGCCATTGGCGCACGTCCGTATATGGGCTTTGATCAGGTGGCAGAACAGGAGATCATGGACGAAATCAGAAAACGCTTTAAAAAGGCCACAGAAACGCCGTAATGGTTTAAGGTATACAAACGCATTACCTTACCCTCTTCAGGCGCGTGTCGTGATTTTCTAACCTGTATTTAACGGGCTTTAAAATCTGCGTGAAGCGCCTTTCTCATTTTTCCCCTGTCAGCACTTTCTGAAGTCCCGCAAAACCGGCCCCGAAAAACACCGGCTTATGCTGCCGGAATGAAGACGAAAAACACGCCCAAACTTGCTTATGCCATTCTGAATGCCATCAGCCTGTCCGCAGACGGGGACGGTGACTGGTGTCAGATCATGCCAGCCGGTCGGGTAAAGGCCCGTGACGGTCGCCCGGAAAAACCGGCGGAAGGCTGGCTGATTAACCATGCGGCCGTTGAGCGCATGGTATCCCGGGTTGTGGCGCTCAATCAGCCGGTAAAAATTGACTACAACCACCAGACCCTGATTAAGGGGCATCCGGCACCGGCTGCCGGTTTTGTCATGGCCTCACCGGAAAACTTCCGCTTCAGTGAAGAGCGGGGTTTTGAAGTGCGTCCGGACTGGAACCCTCCGGCCATTGAACACCTGCGCAATAACGAATTTCCCTGGTTTTCCCCGGTGATTGGTTATGACGAAATCACCGGTGAACCTGTTGAGCTTCGGATGCTGGCTATTACCGGTGACCCCGGTCTGACTGGCATGAATCCTGTCGCCGCACTGTCGGCGGATGACCTTTATAACGCCTTAAACCCTCCTTTAAAGGACACCTCCATGAATGAGCAATTACGCCAGTTGCTGACGGCGCTCGGTCTGACCGTGGCCGACGGTGACGAATTTACACCGGAACTGGGCACGGCGGCGCTGTCTGCCCTTACCGGGATCAAAACCCGTGCGGATGCGCACGACACCCTGAAAACGCAGGTTGCCAGCCTGTCGGCAGAGCTGGAAACCGCAAAAGGCACACCAACTGGCGGCACTATTGATCTGACGAAATACGTGCCCGTTGAGACGTATAACGCCCTGCGTACCGAATATGTCGCGTTGTCGGCACAACACGGCAGCACCACGCTGGAGCAGTTGCTGGATAAGGC